AGTACCACCAGCTCCGTAAGAATTCATTGAAGCTAACATGTCATCAATAGCTAAAGACGTAGCTCTATTTACAAACATCATATTTTCTTCAATAGCACCTTGATTATCAAACTCAGCTAATATAGCGTCAAACTCAGCTAAATCAGTAGCAGCGTTAACACCAGTAATACCAGAAGTTAAATTACCTCTAGATTCAATAGCAGCAAATAAACCTTCAGTACCAGAACCGTTAGCACCAGAATCAGCAGCACCTCTAGTCTGACCATCAGCACCAAAGCCAATAGCAGAATCAGCAGCTGTTTTTTCAGCTTCTAGCATACTCATTTCTAAGTAATCAGTAAATCTAGCTCTAGTTTCACCTTCAGCTTTTAAATACCATAAGTATCCACTTGTACCATCTTCTACAGTTACCTCAATCCAACCAATTTGAGAAGCATCAGATCCAGAAACTTCGTAGTAATCTTTCATAATAATTGGTTTATTATTATAAGACTTAAACGTTGGAGTGTTAGCACCTCTTGAATCAGATTTATAAGTACCAGTTTCATCAGAATAAGACATTCCTTTACCGTACTCAGAACCAATAACCAATACAGTACATGTACCATCGCCTAGTTCATCATCTGCGATATCATTAGCGTAAGGCTCAATTGAAACAACGTTTGAATCTGGAGTTTCAACAGCTAGTGCTTTAATTACAACACCAGCTTGTGCTATTAATAACATGTCATTAACTCTAATACCGTGTTTTCTAGCTGATGTAGAATCAGAACCCATTTCTGTATTTCCATCAATATCAGAAGTAATTGCTATAGTACCATTAGTATCACCAGTCGCGTCTAAAGTCGCTACGTATGATAAATGTAATCTTGATTGTTCAGACCAAACAACTTGATCAGCTGTCATAGCCTCTTCAGCTCCAACTTGCGAAAGAAATCCTGAGATTGTTCTGTTTCCAAAAACCTCAGCTTCTTTCTCCATTAGATCTGGAACGTATTGTTGCGCCCAACCTTGTCCAGTTGTTGACGCAAGATCTAGATAATTTGAATTTAACGTTTGCTTCTGTGAAGCTGGAACTTTATTCAAACTACCTCCTGCAGTAATTGCCATAATTTTAAATTTTTAATTGTTATTTATTGTTTTTAATTTTAAACTTAAAATCAGAAGAATTATTACCTAACACTCTTACTTTTACTCCACCAGCATCTATTGTTTTTTGAGATTGTCGTGGATCCATATTTACGTTTTTAGATTTAGCAATACTTTCTTTTAAAGCATCAGCTTTTCCTTGTTCGTAAAAATGTTGAGCTATAGTATCAGCGTTCATTGCTGTATAAAGTGATTTGTGATAACCCTTAGCGTCTTCCATTGTACCGTCTTTGTTTAGAAACTTTCTAACAAAGTTGTTAATGTCACTTTGTGTATCTTTAACACCTTTAGCATCTTTAACATTAAATCTAAATTTCTTATCTCCTACATTGTATTCGAAACCTTTAAACTTATTGTTAAACAAACTTTCTGTCTTTTTATTAAAAACAGAAACTGTGTTTTGAACTTTTTTATTATTCTCTTCTGACTCCTTGTTGTATCTATTAAAAAAATCTACAGCTTTTTGTTGTTCGGAAGTCAACTTGCTCCCAGCTTTAATTTCTTCATAGTGTTTAGACTTTTGCCCGTCTAAGTAGGTCCTAGCATTAGCAACTTGCTCTTTTAACGCTAGTTTTTTTCTTTTAATATCTCTTTCTTCGTCGACTTCTTCGTCGTAAGAAAAAGAATCTTCCATAAGGAAGTTTATTTCTTCGTTAGTTAAATGCGGTTTTGTTTGTTTGTAATATTCATATAGAACATCATTGTCATTTAACTTACTAATATCTTGATTTAACCTTACGTAGTCTTCTAAATCACCACCAGTTTCTTCCATAAAATCCATAAGTTTTTGGATGTTTTCTGGAACTGCTTTACCTGTTTCTTGAGATTCAGCTACAGCTTCTTCTATCTTTTCTTCTAGTTCTTCAACTTTTTCATCTACTTTTTCATCTGTAATTTCTTCTAAAGCTACTTCTTCTTTTTCTTCAGTAGGTTCTTCAGTTTTTTCTTCTACAATTTCTTCAACTACTTTTTCGCTAGTTTCGGATTTGTCGCTTGCAGAAACTTCATCTGTGTCCTGCTCTGAAACGGTGTCTTCTTTTGTTTTTGGTGTTTTATTTAAGTCTACTTTAATGACACTATCGTCATCTTTACTTTTAAATTTACTTAGATCAACCTTTGTAACTTCTTCTTTAGGTTGTTCTTGTTTTGTAGTTTCTTCAACTACGTTTTCTTTGTTTTCTTCCATAATATAATATAATAATAGTTAATAAATTTTTATTTAGGCTCAAAAGCCTCTAAATCAAAACCGCCACCTATTATATCATTACCTGCTGATTCAAAGCTTTTAGGTGGTTTACCTGTTTTTCTTTGATCAATAAGCTCTGATTGTTGTGAGGCTTGGATCTTTGTTCTTTCATCTTTTCTATCTTCCTTTTGTTTTTCTCTATCTTTCATACCATCAACTTCAATTCCTTTAAGTTGCATGTTATAATTAAATTCTAATTCCATTAATTGTTTTTTAGCTTCAACTTCTTGTTGCATTTTTTCCATATCAATCTGAGCTTGTATTTGTGCTAGTTGAGCTTTAGACTGCGTTAAAGCTTGGTTTTTTTGCATTTCAGCTTGAGCAGCTTGTTGAGCTGCTTGTGTGTTAGCTTGAGACTGTGCTTGTATATTTTCCATTTGCATCTTTCTATCAGCCTCTTGTTTTTTCTTTCTTCTTATTTTTAAAAGTTGATTTGCTAGTTTAATATTTTTTATTTCTCTAACGTCTATAGCGTCTTCTAATTCTATATTTTTTTGTTGTAAAGCCATTTGAATATTATTTTCAAGCATTGCTTTTTCTTCTTCATCTGGTTGAAGTTCTATAAATATACCAAAATCATATAAATGTAGTTCTGACATTTCTTCTAATGTAGCCACATTGTGTGAGCCTATAGCTTGAATGAAAGCATCTTTAGTAGGAGAATATTCTAAAACATCAGATATTCTTAATGATAAACACTCTGCTGTTTCAGCTGTTAAATATAAACCAGCTTGCAGCATATGTCTTGTAGCTGTGTTTGAATTTGCTGCTGCTAGTTTTTGCACTCCAACTAATGCGTTTTTATCTGGTGTACTACCATCTCTAGCTTCATTTAAACCGGTAGTATCTCTTATCATTTGCATGTAGTAATTATATGTACCAATTAAAGCTTGTAGTTTATTACCACCAGACCCAGATGTGATTTCTTGAATAGGTACTTTACCAGGGTTCATATCACCTTCAGAAGTAAATGATCTACCTATTACAGATCCAGTTTGGAAAAACATGTTTAAAGCTTCTTGTGGATTATAATTTGTACCATTACCTAAGTCTATTTCCGCTAAACCATCAGCATCTAAATAAACACCATCTGGCACCATACGGGCCATAACTTGTTGAAGTTTTAAATGTGTTAACTGTATCATATCAGCAAAACCAGTTATTCTTCTTACTAAAGATTCTATTTTACCGTTGTATATACGCGGCGCGACAATAGCGTAATTCATTTTAACTTTTGTAAAATCACTTTTAGGACGCATCATGTTTGAAGCCATCTCCCATTTAAGTAATTTATCTGTACCAAGTATCATAGCTCCATCATATAATACCTCTATATTTCTTTGTAGCTTTGAATAACCACCTTCTTTGTTTTCTGGTGGATTAAATGAGTCATCTTTTTCTATGGCTTTTTCAGCTCCAGTTGAAGTTTCTTTTAACTTATAAACCTCGTTCATATAGGTTTTATAATTAAAATATAAAACTTGTATTTTATTGTTATCTTCTTTATCAGAGTTGTATTTACTTCTATTACTGTTTTTTTGATAAGATTTGTTTTTCATAATATCCTCAAGATCACTTTCTGTTAAATGAGGAAACTCTTTCGCTAATTCGTTAACTGGTATTGATTTAACTTCACCAACATAATATATATCTTCAAAATAAGGAGAGTCGCTGTAAGAATAAACTAAGTTAGCTGGATCTACATAATTAATAGTAACACCTTCAGAAGTATTAAAACTTGTTTTGACACAACCTATACCTAAAACAGCTAAGTCGTAATAAAATCTTTTTTGAATTAAATCGTATTTATTACCCTGCATTAAAACATTTATAGCTTGCTCTTCTGCTAACTCAACAGCTTGTTTGTAGTTTAATTGCATGTGTATACCTAGCTCTTCAACGTTTGTTGGTAATTCTTCTATAGTACTTTCTCTAGTATTTACACCAAACTCTTCATCCATCGCAACATCAAACTCTTTAGTTTTCATATCATCTAAAATATCTTGCATGTATTTTGTTCTTTTGTCAACACCATTTGGAGATTGAGAAAAGGCTTTAATGTCATAAGTTCTTTGTGACATTCCGTTAACTAATATATCTACGAATTTTGGGATTATTGGGACTGGAGTCCAGTCTAAGTTGAGATAAGATAAATCACCATTGATAGATAACTCATCTTTGTATTTTTGAATTGATTGTTCGCCTCTAGCGTATAATCTTAAATTATGGAAATTATTGTAATTGTTTCTATATCTATTATTATTTCTGTCGTCATTAAACCACTCTGTTTCTATAGCTTTACCTACTTTTAAACCGTAATCATAGCTTAGCTTTTCAGCATCGCTAACGGCTTGACTTGGAAAATAACTTTTAATGCCAGAATATGCCATATTTATTATTTAATTATTTGTGATGTATTGCCTGAGTTTTTATACTTTGCAATACTTATGTTTAACTTAGGTTTTTTAATTTTAGCGTTAGGTCTATACAAGTGTCTATTGTTAGCCATTACTGCTAAACCAGAACTTATTGTTGCGTCAAACTTTGTTCTTTTATTTATATCAAACTTAGCCCAGTCATTTAGTAAACTATTAAAATATAAATCACCAAACGTACCATCTTGTTTCATACCAACGTGATCTTGAATATACATTTCAATAGCGGCAGCGTGAGCTTGTTTTATGTCTTCACTAGTGTTAGGTATTCCTCCAACTTCTTTTTCTGCAACAGATAATTTATTCCATATTTTATCTGGACGATTCATACTAAAACCTCTATAACCTCTTCTTCTAAGATAATAAAGTAATCTAGGTTTATTGTTCTCTGCGAGTATTGGCATACCGTAAAATACTAATGCCATTAAAACATCTTCAAAGAATATTTCAGCCGTAGGTGGTCTTGACAAGTACTCTAAAAAAAAGCTATTTGCTGGAGCGTCCTCCATGCTAAACTTAGTAAGTCCGTGTAATGCTCCTTTAGAGCCTTGACCATCTACGGTGCCTGATATATCATATGAATCACAGCCAAAGGCTCCCATATGTTCGTTACCAGGATATTTTATACCGTTTTTTAATACAACTCTGTTTTGTAATTCTTGCTTTGGAACCCAACTAACTTTAAATCTACCTTTTGGATCTGGATAAAAAATTACTTGTGAATCTTTTACACCGTTAACCCATTGAAAATTACCAGTTGTAATACCAAGAGTTCTAGCCATTTCTTCGTTGTAATCTATCTGCTCGTATATTTTTACTAAATTAAATATACTGTTTTTTGTTTCATCTCTAAACGCGTGTTCTTCAGTTCTTGGAAATTGTCTATAAAACTCGTTTAAAGCATCTTGATCTCCTTTTAAACCCTCTGCTTCATTCTGCCAATGATCTACAACTCCTACGTCTATTAATTCTCCATCTGGGGCGAACACGTCTGAGCTAGGAGTAATAAAGACAGGAAGTCCGTGCTCGTCAATAAATCCCTCATAGTTCCATTCCATTGGGATAAACAAAGAATATAAACCAGATTTTGTCTGACCATTTCTATTTCTTTTAGTGACATCTG